GGTTGATCCTGATCTTGTCCCCGAGGATCCCCTGCAGCGTCTCGCCTAGGAACCCTGTCCCGCCGAAGGGATACCGTGCAGCGGCCACCTCACAGGCGCAGGATGCCTCCCCATCGAAGGCGATGGTGCCGGGAGTGCCGGCGGTGATGCGAGCATCCAAGGCCTGGGGGCTGACGGCATAGCCCTCCAGCGTGTCATCCTCGACCCCAACGCCGGGGAACTCCGAGAGACGCGGCGCGGTGCCACCACTGCTGCGCAGGTATAGCGTCACCGTGAGCGTTTCAGTGGCCGGGACCACGTTGCCGGTGGCAGGCTCGGTGATGGTGCCATCAGTGGGCACGGTGAAAACGGCCGTTGCATTGGCCAGGAAGGCGATGGCGCTAGTCATGGCATAGGTTCCCGGCAACCTAAGGCCAGACAGGGCGTGGGTTGTGGCGGAGACTGCGGGAAGGCTCGATCTGATTATTGGCGTTGATAACAGCGAAGCGCTGACTGGCTTGGAGCGCGTCAAGCAGTCGGCAATTAACACTGGACAAGGGCTTAAGTCGGCATTTGTGGCTTTTCAAGGTGCATTGGCTGGCACAGCTATCGCGGCAACGGTTAAGCAAATCTCGGACCTGGCGATTGCTTCCGAATCCGCAGGCGTCAGGCTCTCATCGCTGTCTGGTCGATTCGGGGAAAGTGCGCAAGCAGTGGTTGTGGCCTCAAATGCGGCCAAGCAACTCAACCTTAGCCAGACTGAAGCCGCCAACGGTTTTGCCCAGCTTTATTCGGCATTGCGCCCGACTGGCGTGGGCCTCTCTGACATTGAAACCATCTTTGTTGGCGTCACCGCTGCAGCAAAGAACTCAGGGCTAGCTGCAGAGAGTGTCAACAACGCCCTGATCCAACTGACGCAGGGCCTGGCATCCGGCCGCCTGCAGGGTGATGAGCTGCGATCGGTGCTGGAACAGTTGCCGCCGTTGTCTCAGGCCATTGCCCGCGAGCTGAAAGTGCCTGTGGGGGCCATTAAGCAGCTTGGCAGCGAAGGCAAGATCACCACGGACGTGATTATCAGGTCGCTCAACAGCCTCAAAACGATTGAGCTGGCACAGCTTGACAAGAGCCTGAGCACCAGCGCCGAGCGGATCAAGGCGCTTGGAGTCGCGTGGGAAAACCTGCAGCTGAGCCTGGCGCAGGAGTTCAGTGGAGTTGGCGATGGGCTACTGACTGGGCTTAAGGCAGCGCTTGAGTTTCTCGGTAGCGTCAACCTCACGGAGACCCAGCAACAAATCAAGGCAGTCGAGGATCAGATTGCTACCACGACTGCACTAATTGAAGAAAGCAAGAAGTACAAGCTGGACACCACGGATGCCGAGGAGCGCCTGCGAGAGCTTGAAAGGCGGATGAACAACTTAAGGAACCGCCCCGATGTGGTCACGACCGAAAGGGAGCAGCTCTACGCCGAGCGGCTCAAAATCCTCAACGACATCCAATCTCAAGAAAAAGAGTTATTCGGTCAAGGCGCGACGGGTGTGCTTCTTGGAGGTCGCGACACGTCCGGTCGTGCGCTGCTTGAAGGATTTGACCTGGCAGGCGCCAAAGCCCTAACAGCGCTGTCTGGCGTAGAAAAGGAAATCAAACGCCTCCAGTCCGAAAAGATTGCCCTTCCTTTTGATGCCAACATTCAGCGTGAGAAAATTGACGAGCAGCTGGGACGACTAAGATCTGATCTCGCTAAAAAACGCGGCGGCCTCATCATCGATACACAGATTGAGGTCTCTAGAGAGGCTCTGGCAGAGCTTGACCGCAAGCTAAAGCAGGGATCTGCGGAGCCAACGTCACCGATCGAGCGGGATCAGCTCCGCCTGCAGGTTGAGCGGCTTTTAGAGGCTCGCAGGCTGCTTAATGAGTCGGTCGCCGGCCCTGTTCCCCCCAACCCTCCGCAGCCTCCTGTTGATCCTGCGGAGACTCTGAAAGCAAAGCAAGCCGGTCAAGACGCAATCGCCCAAGCCCAGCAGCAGTACGCCGAGACCCTGAAGCTATCCAAGCTGAAGGGCGACGTGCGGGACGTTGCCGCCGAGCAGCTGCGCATTGATGCCGCGTTGGCTGCCGAGGCAAAGGCCTATGTGGATGCGTTCAACGCCCAGCAGGGCAAAGATCCGATCAATGCCCAGAAACTGCAGGATGCGGCCACGGTGGGCAGCATCAACCTCAACAAGGCCATGGTGGATGGCGCGGCGACGATGAAGGCGGCGCTGGCCAACGCCGAGCAGCGATTCAAGGCAGCCGGGGATGCCATCAAGTCCGCACTGGACGCGCAGGATGCAGCTCGGGTATCCGCCTTCGATGTGATCAGCGATCAGGCCCAGCAGGAAACACGGCAGCGGCTGATCAATCAAGTCAACGAGGGGATCAGCGGTGGCCAGCTGGACCCCAACAAGATCCGGAAAGTCGTCGGCCCTGACCTTGGCACCCTCGACATTGCGCAGCTGGCAGACCTGGCTGGGAAATCCGCCAGCCTGCTGAGTGCCCAGGACGGCATCATCAGCGCCAACAAGGAACTGAAGGAAGCCACCACCAACCTGACCGGAGTGACGCAGCTGCTGGCCGAAAAGGATTGGGGGGTGGCGGTCTCGGTCTTCGCTGACGGCACAAGCCAGGCCTATGGCGATGTCGTCAACCGGGCAATCTGAGCCATGATCACGATCGGCACCTTCACCTGTACCTACCTCACCGCTCAGCCCTTCGCCTATGAGGGCGATGCGCGGACCGGACTGACGGCCCGCACGTTCCGGGTGTCGGGGCTGCTCACCAAGGCCCAGTGGCAGGCGCTGATCAGTGAGTACAACAACTGGCGGGATACGCGGATTACGGATGCCGACACGCTCAGCAGCGGCACCGTGGGCACCACCGTCAGCCTGACCATCGGCAGTGCCAACGGGCTCAGCGTCACGGGCCTGGCGTGCTGGTTTGTCGATCCTCCCTCAGGCGATCAGGCCGGCCCCTATGTGCAGGCGTCTGCCGTGCTGGTGGATGCTGCGCAGGCGCTGGCGGTGCTGCTGCGGCAGCGGGAGAAGGACCGGCAGGGCAGCGAGGCACTGGTCCCCAGCCTGGGCACGGTGACGCTCACGCGGGCCTCTGGCACGTCTCCAATCATCACGCTGACCAAGCCGATGGACACGCGCCAGGACGGGCCTGGGGTGGCACTGACGGCCACTGGGGTCAGCTACATCACGGGGCCGCTCACAGCGCACAAGGTCCGCCAGATCGAGGGCTACCTGACCACCGGGGCGTTCACGGACGTTCTGAGCTGGTACGACGAAACCATCGCCGCTGTCCCGTCCGCCACCAGCTGGTTCCCGATCAGCCCGCCCACGGCATCTGCTGAGGTGATCATCAGCAGCGGCGCCAAGTCCACCCGCTACACCGTGAGCGTCACGGCGCTGCAGATCATCTGATGGGCATCGACATCCGGGCCACGACGACATGCACGCTGGGCACCCTGATCAGCGCGTCAATCTCTGATGACTACATCCAGGGCAACGGGCTGATCAAGACCAAGGGCAGCTGCGAGATCAGCGGCACGATCACGCCGGCCATCGGGACGGCCGTGACCTTCAGCTACACCAAGGGCGGGGTCACCACGATGATCCCCCGCAAGCTGCGGGTGCTCAGCTCCTTTGCCGACCCCTTCCGCCGCACGACCAAGGTGGAGCTGGGCTGCAAGCTGACCTACCTCTCCGACGTGTCGGAGCCGTTGACGTGGGACTACACCAGCGACCCCGAGAACGCCGCCATCACGCCCGAGGACGCCACCATCATCACGGTGCCGATCTTTGCCAGCAGCATCGCGGCCGAGTGCGTCTCCCGCCTCGGCCTCTCCGGCGGCACCGGCCTTAGCAACTCCTTCAGCGTCGCCAAGTTCGACTTCAGCCCCGGCTACGTCAGCATCCTCAGCGACCTGCTCGTATCGGAGTGCAAGGTGGCTTACCTCGACTCCAACGAGGTGCTCCAGACCATCGACATCAGCGCCGCTGGTGGCACCGGCCCCGTCATCACCTCGGCCCAGATCATCGACGTGGCCTCCATCGGCGTGGGCCAGCTCCCCGGCGATGCCGTCACGGTGAGCTACAGCACTCTCAAGCTGGTGCAACCCGAGGCACCCGCCGACCCCGATGAGGCCGAGCAGGCGCAGCAACGCAAGAACTGGGAGCGCGAAGAAACCATCGGCGCCCGCACCACGGTGCAGGTGCCGAATCCGTTCTATGACTCCAACCCCTTCCCCTTTACGGTGCCGGAGTTCTTCGAGTATGAGCACACCCCCCGCACCGTGACGGAGACGGCCTACGACACCTTGGATCGCGTCACCACCCGCACCACGACGCAGTACACGATCCTGGCGGACGTGGCCCCCAGCTACCTCCAGCACGTCTCCGGCCTCTACATGACGGTCAACAGCCAGAACCCCACCATCGGGA